AAAAATTTCATAATACTTGTTAAAGTGTTTAGCTTTAAGTGTTTTATCACCCATATTATAAATCTTAATATAATCTTGTCTAAGTTTTTTTAAATTATCTAATACTTTTTTAACCGCATCAACTTCTTTTTTAACAGTTTCTTTAACAAATTGTTTTTTACCTTTGTTAAAATTAACACCTTTTGGTTTTTTGTTAGATGCTTTTCTAATATTTGCCATATCATCTAATGTTTTGATAAACTTTTTAGGGTCTTTTTCAAATGCGTTGTATATCTGATATGATTCTGCAAATCCAAATAATTCATCAAGAGATTCTTGTTGTGCTCTTGATAGTTTTGGAAATTGTGTAAAGTCTGCAAATGGTTGTGATTCATTTACTGGTTTGTATCCACCTGCACGAGTTATCTTTTTCATTTTTTCTTTATCTTTTTTCTTTTTACTTCTGAATGCGTAAGGTGTAAAGTAATGACCTGGTCCACCTGGTGCGACACCTGCTGAATAAGTTGTAGAAGCTTCGTCTACTTCTCTTTTGTGTCTTTTGACGATTTCCATAACGTGCATTTTGATAAAGTTAGTATCTCTTTCAAAGTCCTCACCAATCATTTCAGCTACTCTACCTAATTGAAAAGAAATAATATTTGTTAATTCTATTCCGTGGTCAACTTCTTCACCATTAACAACTTGTTTTTCCATTTCAAAGATGTGGTCCATTTCTTTTGCAGAACTAACGACTAATTCCTTAGCTTCATCACTAAGGTCTTTTTCCATTAATTTTTGGTAAAGAATAACTGCTGACCTGCAGATATCAAAGTGTTTGGTTTGAAATCCTAAGATATCAATGTTTTCACCACCACCGAAATGTTCTGGTTTATCGTTTTCTTGTTCGTTTAATTCTTGTAAAACAAGAACACGAATAGCTTCTTTTAATTTATTTACTTTGACGCGTCTGGACATTTTTGATTTCCTTAATTAATTCATAGTATCTCATCAATGCAACCACGTGTTTATCTTTCACGACTTTACCTTTTGTAGCGGTGTCTGTGTAATCAATAGCTTCTGATAATTTAATCTTTGTAATTTTATCGTTTACTTTTGGAAGTAATGATTTTAGAGCTCGTTTGATTTTAATTACTTCTGAATCGATAAACTCTTTTAATGAATTAGTATTAGATACATTGTTGATATATTGTTTCAACAAGTTTTTTTGATTTTCATTTAGAGATTTATACTTAGAATTAAACTTATCTACTAATAATTGATAACTTAACAACCTTAAATCTTTGTCTTGTGTTGAATATTCACTTATATTTTGTTTTTTTACTCTATTAAGTTTAGATTGAGTAATATGTTCAGTTATAGTGATTGATGAATCTGTTTTTTGGACTGGCCCAAAGTCTTCTTTGCCAACTTCTGTTTGAAAAACACGATATACTGATGCCATAACTTTAAAGTTTGGTATTCTTGTATTGAAGAATTCTTTTATATCATAATTCTCTTTAATTGTTTTAATTAAATTGTATTTTTCGTTTGCCAAACGACGATTTGACAATTTTCTACGACTTTTGACTACCGCTTCTAATAAAGATGATGCGTGAGTCAAGTTTTTGTATTTTTTGTTCAATAAGATAGAGTATAATTCATATTCTTTACCTAATTCAGTATTTTTATTAAAGAATTCTTTAAATAATTTAACTGATTTAGCATTTTTCTTGTCATTAATCACATCAACTGTGATTTGACGAGATAAAAGTTCATAAAGAATACCTGTATTCTTTATCTTATTATGTTTAACATAAGACATTTGAGCTCCAAAGTATTTTTCTGTATTTTATCAATAATAAATATAAAACTTTCAAGAAATCGGTATTAATCTTGTCCGTTTTCTTCCTTATATTCATTATATTCTTGTTCTAATTCATCAACTTGGGTAGTTTCTTGTATTATGTCTTTTGACTTTTTAATACCCATTGTTTTTTTCAATGCGTCATAATGAGCTAACGCTAATGGTCGTCTGTTCTTAGTTTGTTTTCCTAATGGGTCACGACCTCTTGCTCCACTATCTTTACCAGGTTTGTTCATTTCTGGTGGACGACCGCCTTGTTGGTCTTCTGGTCTATCATCTTCTCCGTCATAAAATGGGTCAAAGATAGAACCTGCTGCTGTTTCGGGTGGTGTAGAAGCTTCATCTTCTCCGACTCCAACTGCTGCCATACTACTTGGTGTTCCAATAGCTTCACCTGAATCCATTGGGTCATTACCTTCCATTTCAATTTGTGAGTGTCTGAATTTTTGTTTTTGGTCTTCAATGATTTGATTCTCAATTTCAATTTTTTCTTTATCTGAAAAATTAAAAATATTATCATACACCCAATTATAAGGTAAAATTTTATCACTAATCATATCACGAGCTAATGTGACTTTCTGTCCGAACAATTCAATCTTTTCTTGTTCATACATTGTTGAAGGACTTGCTAACTCTAATTCAAAGTTTACTAAGTCTTCATCTGTATATCCTTGTGAATATAAATGAACGACTGCAATCTTTGTTAATTCTGATACGATAATTCTTTGTATTCTTTCTATGGTTCTGGCAAATCTTACATCTTCCGCTGCAAGTGTCGCTTTACCACCGACATTTTCATCAAATCCTAAGAAAGCTTTTGGAACTCTTAGTGATGCTAATAATTTGTTTTTTAAATATTCTACATCTTCGGTTGAATCATAATCAATACCACCCAACTCATTGATTTCAGTTCCACTATCTCCGCCTCGAACTGGTAAGAAGAAATCTTCTGTTAGGTTTTGTATATTGTATTTAAGATTGTATTCACCGGTAGACTCATCAATGACTGGTGTTTTCTTCATCTTGTTGATAATTCTTTGCATATAATTGTCAACTTCATTTGGTGGAATGTTTCCAATGTCAATCTTGAATACTCGCTTAGAAGGTGCTCTCATAATTCTGTGAATTAACATAGCGTCTTCCATAAGTGTTAATTGTTTCCAAATCTTTCTTGTAGACTCAATCATAGATTTACCATAAGGTAAGAAATTACTATCATTAGCCATTCTAAAATGTGCGATTTGGAAGTTTTCAAATTCTATCTTTCCTTTACCACTTGGTTTCTGGCCAAAGTAAGGGTGTGCTCCTTCAATACTTTCTAAGTAGAACTTAGTGTAGTAAGGATTTTCAGGGTCTTCTCCCTCGGAACGAACAACTTCATAAGGTGATAATGGAACTACATTTGTAATACCATACTTTTCATTAATATCTAAATGTAAAAAGAAATCACCATACTTAACCATATTACGAACCCAAGGCCATAAATTGAACTCAATATTCATAATATCATAAAGTAAGTTATTTAATATCTCTTTAATATTTTCATTGTCAGATTTTACAGTAATGATTTCACCATACTCACCTTTCATAGTAGACTCGTCTGAATATATGTCTAATGCAGATGATATGATTGGGTCTGAATCCATACTTTCATAATCTTTAAACAACGCTAATCTCGCCGCCATAATTTGGTGTACGGTAGAATAACCTGTTCCAACTAAATCTAAGTTAGTATGTAGTTTTGAATATCTATCAACTAAATGTGATTTAACTTGTTTTTGCACTTGGTCTGTATCAGCGATTTTTAATTTTTTACCACCGACATTACGAACAATTACATTTGTTGAAAATAGTCTTCTTAGTCTTCCGAATAATGTTGTATCCGCCATTTTTTACCTCACTTTTATAAGAGCCACTTTAAGTCCTCTTTTTCTTTTCCTGTATCCCAATCCCAACTATCATTTTTCTGAATATCATTGGCACTGTAAGCACCCTCATTGTCCATCATACGACTGAGAGTTTTCTTTGTTAATTCCACACCTTGTGTTCGTAATCTTAATGCAGTATCACGAACCCAAAGTCCAATAGCAAAAGACATCACAAGGTCATCATTGTATCCTCGCATTGCTTCTGCTCTATTATTTATATAAACGAAAGTCAGTAATTCGTCAATCAAACGATTTGAACGAACCACCACACTTTCCTCTCTAAAAAATTCTTCTAACTT